ATGAAGATTCAGAAGAGAGACGGCAGAGTAGTGCCTTATGAAGAGGACAAGATCCGGGAAGCGATCCATAAGGCGAACAACGAAGTGGAGGAGCGGTATCGTGCCAGTGAGGGGTTGATTGAAGAGATCCTGGAGGATGTGCAGCAGGAGGGCAGACAGACTCAGACCGTGGAGCATATTCAGGATATGATCGAGGAACATCTGGTAGAGCACAACAAATATACCCTGGCGAAGAAGTATATCGTATACCGTTACCAGAGAAGTCTGCTCCGCAAATCCAACACCACGGATGAATCTATTTTAAAACTGATCCGGAATGAGAATAAGGAGCTGGCAGAGGAGAATTCCAATAAAAATACCCGCCTGGCATCCACACAGAGAGACTATATTGCAGGTGAAGTGTCTCGTGATGTTACCAGACGTCTGCTTCTGCCGGAGCATATTGCCATGGCACATGACAATGGTGTGCTGCATTTCCATGATGCGGATTATTTTATCCAGCCGATCTTCAACTGCTGTCTGATCAATATCAAGGATATGTTGGACAACGGTACTTCCATCAACGGCAAAATGATCGAATCTCCCAAGAGCTTCCAGGTGGCATGTACTGTGACCACCCAGATCATCGCAGCCGTAGCCAGCAATCAGTATGGCGGCCAGAGTGTGAATATCAAGCATTTGGGAAAATACCTGCGTAAGAGCAGGGAAAAATTTGCAAAACAGCTGGAGGACGAGTTCGGAGATACCTTGGATCAGGCTGCCAAGGATAAGATCGTACAGATGCGTCTGCACGATGAATTAAAATCCGGTGTGCAGACCATCCAGTACCAGATCAATACCCTGATGACCACCAACGGACAGTCTCCGTTCGTGACATTGTTCCTGCATATTGACGAGAACGACGAATATGTGGAAGAGACCGTACAGATCATTATGGAGATCCTGCGCCAGCGCATTGAGGGAACCAAGAATGAGAAGGGTGTCTATGTGACTCCCGCATTCCCGAAGTTAGTCTATGTGTTGGACGAAAATAACTGCTTAAAGGGCGGAAAATACGACTATGTGACCAAGCTGGCCGCACAGTGCTCTGCTAAGAGAATGTACCCCGACTATATCTCTGCCAAGAAGATGCGTGAGAACTACGAGGGCAATGTATTTTCCTGCATGGGCTGCCGTTCCTTCCTGTCTCCATGGAAGGATGAAAACGGAGAGTACAAGTGGGAAGGCCGTTTTAATCAGGGTGTTGTCAGCATCAACCTGCCCCAGATCGGTATCCTGGCAAAAGGAAATGAGGAGAAGTTCTGGAAACTGTTGGATGAGCGTCTGGAGCTGTGCTATGAAGCACTGATGTGCCGTCATAAGGCACTGGAGGGCGTGGTATCCGATGTGAGCCCCATCCACTGGCAGTACGGCGCCATCGCCCGTCTGAAGAAGGGTGAGACCATCGACAAATACCTGCACAACGGTTATTCCACCATGTCTCTGGGATATATCGGATTGTATGAGATGACCTATCTGATGAAGGGCTGCAGCCAGACTGTGGAGCCCGGTAAGGAATTCGCCCTGCGCGTTATGGATTATATGAAGGATCGCTGCGCAAAATGGAAAGAGGAGACCGGCATTGCTTTCAGTCTCTATGGAACTCCCGCAGAGACACTTTGCTACCGTTTTGCAAGAATCGACCGTGAAAAATACGGTGATATTTCCAATGTCACCGATAAAGGATACTATACAAATTCTTATCATGTGGATGTACGGGAGAAGATCGACGCATTTACAAAATTTAAGATCGAGAGTGAATTCCAGAATAAGTCTTTGGGAGGCGCTATCTCTTATGTAGAAGTCCCGAACCTGACCAATAATGTGGAAGCCATCGAGGAAGTGATCCGCTTCATCTATGACAATATCCAGTACGGAGAGTTCAATACCAAATCCGATTACTGTCAGGTATGTGGCTATGATGGTGAGATCATGATCAATGATAACATGGAGTGGGAATGTCCCCAGTGTCATAACAAGGATCATGCAAAGATGAATGTCACCAGAAGGACCTGCGGTTATCTGGGAGAGAACTTCTGGAATGCCGGCAAGACCAAGGAGATCAAGGCAAGAGTTCTTCATCTGTAATGTGCAGATAGTACAAGGGAAGGAAATGTCCTATGAATTATGCAACGATCAAGAAAACAGATGTGGCAAACGGTCCCGGTGTGAGAGTGTCGCTGTTCGTCAGCGGCTGTACCCATCATTGTAAGGGATGCTTTAACAGCGAAGCCTGGGACTTCCATTACGGACAGGCTTACACAGAGGAAACAGAGCAAGAGATTCTGCAGGCACTGGCCCCGGACTATATCCGGGGCTTGAGCTTACTGGGAGGGGAACCCATGGAGCCTGAGAACAGAGGAGCCGTACTTTCTCTGGTGAAGAAAGTAAGAGAGCGATATCCGCAGAAGACCATCTGGTGCTATACGGGATATCATTTTGACAGGGATCTGCTTCGTTGGATGGAAGAAGGGGATCCGGTGATCACAGAGCTTCTGCCGCTTTTGGATGTGATCGTGGATGGAGAATTTATTGAGGAGAGGAAGAATCTGCGGCTTGCTTTCCGGGGATCAGAGAATCAGAGGATCCTGGATGTGCAGTTGTCTTTAAGAGAAAAATGTGGTAAACTCTTAGCTGTATAGAGGATGTGGGACGAATGGGGATATCGTTCCTGCGTAAGGGAATAAAGCATGAGGGAGTAAAATTAAGTATGGAGAGTTTTCTGGATACGATATGGAATAGAAACCTCTATATTGGTATTCCGTTGGGAGCTTTTTGCTGCTCCCTTTTTCTGTTGTTCAGCTTTTTCAATACCATGAGGAACCGGACAATTCGTGGTCTTCGGCTGGTGCTGACCGCCTGCCTGGTCTGGACGGGCAGTGTGAGCCTTATGAGACTTGGAATATTTCCCGGAGTTTCCTTCTGGCATAATTTCGCCCTGCTTGGTCTTTTGTCGATCCCGGTGTTCATGTATGTGTTTCTGTTTGGATTTTTGGAGATTACGGAGCATGATGCCCTGATCTACATATATGGTGTGTTGACGCTGGCGCTGGTGTTGGGAAATGCAAGGAGCGGTACGATCCTGCCGGCACCTGAGCTTGTGAACCGCGCGGATGGCACCTGCGTTTATGTGTATCATGCAACCGTCGGAACCGGTGTTCTCATTGCCATGGAGATCGCAGTAATGATCTATGCCACTTATCTGGCACATTGTAAGATAGGAACAAATGTGGAGCTGCGTAAAAAGCTGTTTCCGCTGCTGCTGGGAACGGTATGTATTCTGGGTGGAAATCTGCTCTGCATGCTGCCCGGAAGTGTATTCCCTTTTGATATGCTGGGCAGTGTGGGGATGGCAATATGCATGGTATATATCATGTACAAGCAGTATCTGTTTGATTTTTCGTATCGGGCAACGGTAGGTGCGGTGTATTTCCTGGCAGTGATCGTAGCAGCGATTCCGGTGGTGATCCTGTCTTATAATCTGGAAATCGTGACAGGGAGCCTTGGACAGGCTGCAGTGCAGAGGCTGATCCTATGCATTGCCCTGCAGTCGGGATGGACAGTACTTGTGATCCTTTTTGCCAGGAAGCGGCTGGATAATATTCTATATCAGAAGCAGAAGCATATGTTGGAAGGAATCCGGCAATTTCAGGACAGGGCGGCATCCATTCTGAGCCGCAGAGAGCTGTTTGCTACACTGCATGATATTCTGGGCGATGCGATCCCCGGATGTGAAGCCAGGATCTTCGAGAAGAATTCGAATGGAGAAGGCTATCGCGAAGCGGTACAGAGCGGACATATTCCATTAAGCAAGGAAGAAGAGGAACGTATTGGTGACCTTGTGAAACAGAATGGTATGTGGGAGCAGTCTGTGATCACAGGCTTAAAATATGATAATCAGATCTGCGGGTTTATCTATATGGAGCGGATGAGGGCAAATAAGCTCAATTATCAGGAAGTGGACTGCATAAGACAATTGGCGAATATTGCATCCGGAAGCCTGAAAAATATTGATGCCTATGAAAGAGTATATCAGGTATCTATTCACGATGAACTGACAGGTCTGTACAACCGCACTTATTGCAACAGATGCCTGCAGAAGGAGGGCGCTCTCGGAGATGCGAGAGGCTTCCTGTATATGGATATGGACAATTTTAAATTGTATAACGATCTGTACGGAGAGCAGACCGGAGACCGGATCTTAAAATGGTGTGCGGAGAAATTGCAGGAAAATGCAGAGAACGGCAAAGTGTTCCGCGTCGGCTCCAATGAATTCCTGATCTCTGTGCCGGAGGCCGGCAGTAAGACGTTGGTGGCACTGGCGGAAAAGCTGGCCCATGCAGTGCAGGAGAATGGCTTGGACAAACCACAGGTCATGCAGCCGATCACCTTCAGTGTCGGCGTGGCATGGTATCCGGGACTTGCGTCGGATGCACCGGATCTTTTTCAAAAAGCTAAGCGTGCAGCTTTTTATGCAAAGCAAAACGGCAAGAACCGGATCCAGGTATATGAAGGAAATATTGACGAGGAGTGTGAGTTTCCGTATAAATCAAGGGTAATACCAACCTGAGAACCCTTAAAAACCCTTAAAGTCCCTTACATGGCGAGAAATCCCATGAAATGGGGCTTTTTTAGGCTTAAAAGGTAGGAAATGCCTTTAAAAAATACGGAATTTGTAAATGCCAACTTGAAAAGAGAAAGAGGAGTTTAAAAGGCGTAAATGTCAGAGATGATATTGGTAAAAAGTATGGGTTTTAAATCGTTCAAAAACCGTTTAAAAGTAGTTTGAGAAAGTGCTTGAAAGTATTGATTTTGTTGGATTTTTAGCCTTTCAAAAAGGTTTTAAAAGGTACGTTCAAAGAGCCATATTGAATAAGATTTTAAAAGGAGATTGAATACCAACCATAATACCAACCCAAAAAGAGCAGAATCGGGAGCGTGGCAGAACGTCCGAAACTGCTCTTTTTATTATGCCTTAAAGCACAGTGGTAAATGCAATTAAAATATATCACGCAAAAGAGGAAGGGTCAATATATAATACATTTCCATTTCTTTTTATGTGACGCTTCTGGAAGCAGACGCTTCCGGTGTACCATTCATCCGATCTATTTCTTCATAGATGATAGTGTGGACACGATGCTGCCCTCGGCGATCTAACTTGTCATAAGTGTCAATAAGTTCTTGATGATCCGGTGATAAAAT